GGACACGAGTGCGAGCGCGTTCTACGTCGGAACAAGATCAGCGCGACCGAAGCCTGCGACTGGATTGACGCGCTCATCCAAGAGCACAAGCCCGCGAAAGTAAACATCGACGCCGGAGGCCTCGGGGCACCCTTAATAGACTTCCTTAAGGCGCGGCGACCTGAGTACAAAAAGCTGGTAAAAGCCGTCAATTTTGGGTCAAAAAGCCAACACAAAAACGCCACACCACGTCTACCCGGCCCAAAGCTGCGCAGAGACGAAATGTGGAAGCGGATGAAAGAATGGCTTGATTTAGACGAGGGCGTCAGAATTCCAGACGACGATGAGCTGCAAACTGACCTCATCGGACCGAAGAGAAAAGACAGTCATAACAATGACTTCTCCCTCGAAAGTAAGGATAGCATGCGGAGCCGGAAAGTACGCTCGCCCGATCTTGGCGACGCCCTGGCCTTGACCTTCGCAGACTTGTCGAGCATCACGAGCTGGACAGATAAACCGCGTAATGATACATACGGCGGAAGTGTAGAGCCGAAAGTGGTCAATATCGACGCGAATGGCAATGTGTACGGGGGCGACCTCGGCGACCAAGGATGGATGGCATAAATGGTAAAACGTAACTCCAAACGCAGCGAGAAAAAGGCACGGAACGTATCCAAAAAGAAGTATATTCCAGACGGATTTGACACCGAACAAGAGTTTCTTGAGAACATGCGGAAAGGCTTTTCGGTTGACATCTCTGCCGACGAGGGTAATCGTCAAGCAGCGCTGGAAGACAGCTTGTTTGTAGCCGGGGAGCAATGGGACGACACGATCAAAGCAAGACGAATTCGGGAGAAAAAGCCCGTTCTGACGATCAACCGCCTACCCGCGTTCATCGGTCAGCTAGTCGGCAATCGTCGTATGAACGAAACCCAAATCAGAGTTACCCCGGACGTCGGAGGAAACAAAGACGTCGCGCACTTGAGACAGGGCATCATCCGATCCATCGAAAAGACATCCCGCGCCGACCGCGCGTACAACAACGCGTTTCAAAACGCAGCTATCTGCGGGATCGGCAACTTCGGATTGGCCGTGGAGTACGCATTTGACGATGTGTTCGAACGCGACGCCCGTATTTACGAAATTCCAAACCCTCTGGCCGTCGTATGGGACGCCAATTCCGTAGAGCCCACCGGGGCAGACGCGGAACGCGCCTATATCATCGAAGAGGTCGACCAGGCCGACTTTGAAAAGGTCTATAAGAACAAAGAAACCGGCGATTTAGAGTACGACAGCGGTATCTCCCAAAATATCGGCGATGGCTGGTACGAGGAAGGTAAAATCCGCGTCGTGCACTACTGGCAGATGGAGTACGAAGAGCGAACACTCGTCCTAATGCTCAATGGCGACGTAGTCGACGTCACAGACATGCGCGGGTCAGAACTGCGCGAAATCTTCGAAAATATGGTCCTCGACGAGGACACGAACGAGCCGTATATGCGCAAAACACTGCGCTCCAAAGCCGTGTGTCATATTTGTACCGGGAACTCCATTCTGGAAGGCCCAATCGAGCTTCCAATCAAGCGACTGCCCGTATTCCGCGTCCCTGGATGGGAAATCGACACCGCTTACAGCCGTCAGCGCTTCGGTGTGGTACGTTTCGCCAAAGACCCGCAGCGCATGCACAATTATTGGCGCTCCGTGATCGTAGAAAAGCTCATGCTTACTCCAAAAGCCCCTTGGGTAGCCTCAGACGCCGCCGTAGAGGGTCGCGAAAAGGAATGGCGGAACGCGCACCTGTCAAACGATACGCTGCTTGTCTACAATGGAAGTGCCGGACAAGCTCCAACACGTACAGCTCCAGCGCAGGTCGAAAGCGCCCTCATTCAAGAGGCTGGAATGGCCGCGCAGGACATGAAAGACGTGACCAACATCCACGAAGCGTCGCTCGGCATGACCTCTAACGAAGTCTCTGGTAAAGCTATCCTGGCACGTCAGAAAATGGGCGAAATTGGCTCCGTGATCTACCTCGATAACCTGGATATGGCTATCGAAGAGTGTGGACGCGTCTTGAACGACCTCATCCCGGTCCTGTACGACACCCCCCGCGTCGTGAAGATTATCGACGTCGACGAGTTCGGCAGCGAGCAAGAGAAGCTGGCCGTCATCAACGGAGAAACCGAGGAAGAGCCGGACGTAACGGTCGGAAAGTACACCGTCACCGTCCACACAGGCCCGTCACAAGTCACCCGACGCCTGGAAGCGTCCGAAGGCATGCTAAACATGGTCAACGCCATGCCGGACCTCATGCAGGTCGCAGCACCGGAGATCGTAGAGGCCCAAGACTGGCCTGGAGCGGGTAAGATCGCCAAGAGGCTCAAGGCCAAGCTCGGCATGACAGACCCGGAAGACATGACGCCAGAAGAGCAACAGGCCGCTGCCGCAGCCCAGGAGGCTCAGAAACGCCAAGAGCAGATGCAGGAGGCCGCATTCATGGCCGAACTCGCAGAAAAGCAGGCCAAGACAGCAGAGGCCAACGCGCGCGCCGAAAAAGCTAGAGCGGAAGTCCGTAAGATGGTCATGGACATCATCAACGACCGGCAGCGTGTCCAAAATGAGACAGATCGCGTCGAAATTGACGCTGTTGAAGTCGCAGCCCGAATAGAGTCGCTTGACATTAACGATGGAGCTACTGTAATAGAGATTGCTAACCGCATCATGGAGATGGAAAACAGCCCGCCACCCGGCATGAACCTAGGAGAACCTAATGTCTAAAACCGAAACCGAAGTACCTGATATCTTTAAAGGCTTTGTAACTGAAACCTATGACGACGGGGAGCTTGTCGACAGTCACGGCGAAATCGCTGCCCGGAAAGACCCGGACTGGCCGCAGTTTGTCGACGAAAGCGCTGACGATGACGACGGTGACGAAGGTGAAGGCGAAGAGGACGAGGCCGACCTGGATGACCTGATTGCAGAAGGAGAAGATGACGATGGTGACGACGACGAAGACCTGGCTGATGACGACGACGGCGCTGAAGACGACGATGGCGACGACGGCGAGCCTGATGCTGACGCCGCTGATGATGACGCGGATCGAGACGATAAGAGCAAAAAGCGGCGCAAGAAAAGTGCTGGCAAACGCATAGCGGAAATCACCGCCGAAAAGCATGCAGAACGTGAGCGAGCTGAAAAGGCCGAACGCGAACTTGCGGCTTTAAAGGCAGGGAAAGAAACATCCGCCCCCGACACGACCGCCTCAGAAGAGACGACCGAAGAGGCTGACCTGTCTGACCTATCGAAGCCCGATCCTTCCGACCTTAAAAAGTATGAGTTCGGGGAAATCGACGCGCAGTACATGCAGGATATTGCAGAGTACAACGCCGAAGTTGCTTTCCGAAAGAGGGAGCACAAGGCGAAGGTCGAGGCCAAAAAGAATGAGGCTGCACAAGCCCAAGCCGCACAAGTAGAGCAACTGGAGAAAAATTTCCTTGACAATGTTCTAACTCCCGGTTTAGAAGATATTGACGACTTCGAAGCAGTAGTTATCGAAGGCGGAAAAGCTGGTAAGTACCGGCTCTCGCCCACTCTCGTTTCCTTAATCTCCGAGAGTGAAAACGGCGCAAAGATTATGTACCACTTCGCCTCTAACCCAGATGAGGCTCAAAAGGTGGCGTCTATGTCTGTTGAACGGCAGGCAGCTTACTTCGGGCGCGTAGAAGCCCGTTTCGACACGTCAAATGCTGACGACGGTAAGAACAAAGGTCGGACGAAGCCGACTAGAGCGCCCAAGCCGGGCAAACGCCGCCCACGCGGCTCTGGCAAAGGGGCACGTACCAACCCAGCAACCACGGACTTCGCTTCGTTTGAGAAGATGGTCCGCTCGAAAGGATAACTATCATGGCTAACGCCTTTTTAGACGCCCAAGTATACGCCAACTCCATGCTTTACCTCGTAAAGAACCAGTTGGTCATGGGACGTCTCGTAAACTCGAAATTCGTCAACCAAGTCAACGATGAGAACGGCCTGACTGTACGTCAGAAACGCCCTTCCCGCTTCGTGGCCAAAGACGGTGCAACTCTGCAAGCGCAGGACAGCATCAACGGCTTCGAAACCATCACCGTCGACCAGTACAAGAACGTCCACCTCTCAATCGGTGACCTTGAGTACATTCAGTCGTACAACGACCTGGTTTCAGACACCAACATGAAATCCGCAGCTTCCGCTCTCGCGCACGCTGTTGACAGCTACCTCCACACCAAGACCCTCGAATTCTCGAATTGGGTCGGAACTCCAGGCACCGTTATCGGCGCACCTTCCGAGTTCAACCGTGGACCGGAGCGTCTTGACCTGCTCGCAGTTCCAGACACCGACCGGGGCGCAGCCGTCTTCACGACCGACGCATACGGCATCTCTGACACTTTGATTGACAACAACTCAATCTCAGACGTTGCCCGCTCTGCCTTGGAACGCGCTCAGCTTCCGCTGCTCTCTTCCACCCGCGCATATGCGACACAAATGTCACAGTCTATCACGACTGGTACACGTGCCGCTTCCGGCGCAACACTGGTCAACGGTACAAACCAGAACGTCGATTATCGCGACGTGAAGGATACCATGACGCAGAACCTCGCAGTTGACGGTGAAGCAGGCACATACGTTGTCGGCGACGTCTTCACCATTGCAGGTGTGTTCGCGGTTAACCCGCGTACTGCGGAAGCCTACGACTATCTGCAACAGTTCACTGTTGTAACTGCTCGTACCGGCGCAGGCGACCTGGCAATCACGCCACCTATCATCGTACCGGGCTCAGGCTCCGGCACGGACGTTGACGTCAATACCGCATTCGCGACCGTCAGCGCCGTACCAGCGGACAACGCGGCTATCACCTTCCTAGGGGCACCGTCTACTCCGTTCCGCTTTAGCTCAGCGTTCCACAAAGACGCTATCAGCCTTGTCTATGCCAAGCTGCGCATGCCGTTTACCGGCGAAGCATCCTTCGCGTCTGACCCTGATACCGGCGTCTCTATCCGCTACTGGCGCGGATCGGATATCTCTACCGGCGATCACATTCACCGTTGGGATATGGTGTTCGGAGCGTCCGCGATGGACCCACTGCTCGGCGTTCGCGTCAGCGGCACCGCCTAACCGGCGAAACCCTAAACCTGGAGAGGCGGCGTCAAACCCGCCTTTCTTTTTAACCTTGACCCTTAATGGAGATTATTCATGCACAAAGCAACCAAACCAGCCCAAGCGGAAGGCCGCGTCCCTGCGATCCTCTACAACGAAGACGGAGCTAAACGCTTCGAGACAGAAGATGAGCTTGACGCAGCGCTCGAAGACGGCTACGTCGACCATCCTGCTAAGGTAGGAGCAGGAGCCGCTAAAAAGCCCGCGCCGAAGAAAGCGGAGCCGAAGAAAGAGGGCGAGACAGAAGATAAAAAGTCTGTCATTGCGAAAAAGCCACCTGCCACTTTAAAGCGTAAGGAAGACTAGCTTGCAATTTCGCTCAAATAGAGTAGATTGCGCCGAATAAGGAGCACCCTATGACAACTGCGAGCGACATCATCACTAGAGCCTACCGTGACCCCAACATCATTGCCCTTGGTAAAACCCCAACGGCAGCGGAGGTCACGGAGGCTCTTCCTCTTTTGAACAGCATCATACAGAACGTATTTGGGCGTGTTGTCGGAGAGTTTGTCGAGGACTGGCCTATCGGCACATTCTTCACCGCTCCAGACGGCGCACAGTACCCATTCGGTCCTCTCGACGACCGACCTTCAAAACAGACCTGGCAGTACCCCGTCCAGAACTCGAACGTGCTGGTACGCCTCACAACCGCCTCCACGATTTACTTCGAGCCCTACCCGGATGACGGCGCACAGATGGTTATCGTCGACAACGGTAACGATTGGGTATCGAACCCTCTCACAATCGACTTCAACGGTCGCTCAGCTATCGTGACAAACGCCGGGACAGTCGCAGCCACAACCTACACCATCTCTGAGGCTCCAACCGCGCCGATCAAGTTCGTTTACCGCGCCGACCTCTCCCAATGGCGTATCATTCCAACCCTGGACTTCACAGGCACCGGAGCGGAGGTTATGCCTCTGCCCGACGAGTACGACGATTGGTTTTCGATTAGTCTCGCTGCGCGCCTATGCCCGCGTTTCTCCAAGCAAATGCCCGAGATGCTAATGGCGGTCGCTATGGAGCAAGAGAAGCAAATGAAGACGAGATATCGTCAGACAGAACGCGTCAACGTATTCCGGCGCGGGGAAGATCAACGCTCAATTCAGAGTATCGGCGGTCAGTATTACGACCAAGGGAACCTCCTTTAAAGATGGAACTACAGCTCGGCAAATCCTCCTATGAGCGCCAGTACGGTCGCATGCCTCCCATTGTGCTCGAAAACCGTTTCTTTGAAGAGAACCCGACCGACCAGCTCACGAAGTCGGCTCTCCTTTCACGCCCTGGCACAGACACGCTAACCGGCTTTGGTGCCGGACCTATCCGCTCTTTGTTCTCTTTGGACGGCGTCTTTGGCGGAGACCTATTTGTCGTATCTGGAGTTGACGGATCGCTGTTCCGATACAGTCGCGACGGAACCACCAAGACAACCCTCACAGGGACTATATTTGGCTCCGCCTTCGCGCCTATGGCTGCCACACGCAACTACCTGTTTATCACTGACGGACAGTCCCTCCAGTATTACAACGGCGTCGGAAGTTTCGCCACCGCGACACTGACGATCACGACCAACCCAACCAACGGAGAGACAGTCACCCTCGGAGCTACGACCTACACCTTCAACACGACGCTCGGCGGCGCGAATAGTGTCTTGATCGGTGCAGACATCCAAGCGTCCCTGGCCAACCTGGCAGCGGCCATAACTGGCGGCAACGGCGAAGGTACAACCTACGGTACGGGAACCGTGGCCAACCTATCAGCATCCTTCGCGGTAACTGATCCTGCGGACGGCACAGGCGTCGCAACAGCTCTCACCGCAGGCACCGCAGGTAACTCCGTGGCGTCCACAGAGACCGGCGCGAACATGGCCTGGAGCACAACCACCTTGGAAGGCGGAACAGCGAACGCGTTGAACGGCATCCCCACACCCGATGACATCGGTATCGTCTCCCTGGCAGTAATCGCTGGATACGTCCTGCTAGTGGCCGCTGGCGGCGACCGCGTATATTGGATTGAACCTACCACAGACGCGTTTTCGACGCCGGAGCTTCCGGTCATTGACCCTCTGAATTTCTTCTCTGCGGAACAGCTCCCGGATGAAATTATCGAGGTCAAAGTCGTCGGAGATGAGATTTGGTTCATCGGCGTAGAAAGCACCGAAGTATTCTATGTCACTGGCGGAACCGGAGTACCGTTCGCCCGTATCAAAGGACGCGCGTTCTCTCGGGGAGCCATTGAGGGTACGTTTGTCGTGGTCGGAAACCGGAAGTTTATCGTCGGAAATGACGGCGTCGTTTACAAATTGGGCGGTGGATTGCAAAGAATTTCAACCCATGCTATTGAAGAGGCTATTCGCGCGCAACGCAAGGCCGAAAGGAACACATAATGAGTGCACTATTCGAAGACAACTATGAACTCTATGGCGGCGACGCACAGAAGATGCTCGACGGAGTATGGGCCTCTTTAGGCGCGTCTTTTGTCGGCAGCGCAACGCTGACTATTCCCGCCTGGGAAGAGCAAGATCGCTATTGGCTGGCTATCAATGGGAGAGGCGACGGTGCACGCGCGGTATTCCCGGCTGGCGGACAGACCGGAGTAGGCGTATGGGCAGAGATGTATCTGCCGGAACTACCTACGACCGCAGGCAGAGGCTTCCCTATCCAACTCAGAAACGCGTCGGATGACGTGCTCGTCGGTCTAGTAATCAACACAGACGGCACTATCAGCGCCTACGGAAACCCCTCGGGCTTCGCGTTCGACGGACTTACCGGAGCAACACTCATTGCTACAACCACCGTACCAGTACTCCAGGCCGCAACGACACACTACCTGCAAATGGAAGTTGACTTCAGCGCCGGGGACTTAGAGCTGCGCGTCGACGGAGTGGCCGTTATCAGCGTTTCCAGCAATGCGAGCGTCGGCGGAACCTGCGTAGGCATCGCACACCAACAGAACGACGACAGCGGCGGAACTTACGCCCAAATGTACTTTAAAGGGGTTGCTGCATACAGCCTATCGGGCACGTACAATAGCTCTTGGCCCGCCATCTCTGGCATCAAGACGGTACTCATCAACGCGGACACCGCGACGGACAATCTCACACCACGCCCACGGAACCACTTCGACACAGCGGTACTCTTCAACGACAGGATCGCTGGAGACGCCGGTATCCGTATTGACGAGAACTCGAACGCTTTCGACTACGGCACAGGCGATTACACCCTGGAAGGCTATTTCCGCTTCATCCGCTCACCGGAAAGTGGAGAGACGTTCAACCTGCTTGGGGTATGGAACGAAAGCAACGATGAGCGCTGCTACAGGCTCGCTTTAAAGGCGTCTGACGTCGACGGAGGCGGGCTCCAGTTCCAATACTCGACTGACGGTACTGACGGCACAGTTGTAACGGTACATGACGTGAATTGGGAGCCACAAATCGGCGTCTGGTATCATATCGCCGTGGCCCGAGACAGCTCGACCAACGACAACCGTCTGTTTATCGACGGCGTCCAACAGGGCACAGACCAGACCGACAGCGCGACGTACAACGCTG